TAATCCAAGCATACTTGAAAAAGCAAAATTTGTAAAAGAGATAACTGATCCTGATTATATTCCTATAGAAGAATTAATCGAACACAGAAAAAGAAAATACTCAGTAAAGGTAAAGGGAAAAGAATCAAGAAGATTAATTAATATTGATATTAAAACTGAGGGTGCTATTGGGATTTGCCATTTTGGTGATCCTCATATTGATGATGACGGAACAAACATTGCTGATGTTTATGCTTTATGTGATTTGATAAATAAAACAGATGGAATGTTTGCTGGAAATTTAGGCGATGTACAAAACAACTGGATTGGTAGATTGTCTTTTTTATATGGACAGCAATCAACAACAGCCAAAGAATCATGGCGACTTACAGAGCATTTTGTTAATAGTGTAAATTGGCTATATCTAGTTGCAGGAAATCACGATGTCTGGTCAGGTGATGGTGACCCTTTAGATTTTATTATGCGAGATCATAAAGGAGTTTATGAAAAATGGGGAGCTAGATTAAATCTTAGATTTCCAAATGGAAAAGAAATAAGGATTAATGCAAGGCATACCTTTAAGGGGTATTCAATGTGGAATACTGCTCATGGTGTTGCAAAGGCGGCTCAAATGGGTTGGAAAGATCATATTTTGACTTGTGGGCATATTCATGTTTCTGGTTATCAAGTTTTAAAAGACCCAGCGTCTGGGTTAATTTCACACGCACTACAAGTAGCAAGTTTTAAAATTATGGATAGTTATGCAGACAAATTAGGTTTAGACGATAAAAACATTTTTAATGCTCCGGTTACAATTATTGATCCGAAGTATGAAGATGACGATAATAGATTAATTACTACAATTTTTAATGCCTATGAAGGCGCTGAATATTTAAAATGGAAAAGATCAACGAAATAACTACTAAAAATAATAATGGTGCAAATGCCTTTGATATTATTATGGAATGTAAAAATCTTGCTAATTGTATTGATTTAACAAACATAATAATAGATAATACAAGTATTGACGAGAAAGAAATGTTAATAAAAATTGTTGAAAACATTAGAAATTTAGAATTAGAAATTATTGAACAACCATTTTTTATACCAGAGGCAAAAGCATGAGTACATATCAACCATCTTATTGCAACACAACCACAGACCTTACGTTTATTGAACCTTATTTAGGCGAATTTGACCATAAAAAGGTTTTATCTAGTAATTGGGTTGCCTCAGGTACATCTCACCTATTTTACCTATATAATACAGGAGATTGTAGTGGGCAAGTTTATAAAGATGGTAAAGAACTAACAGTAACAACAAGTCAACCAAGTTCAGATGATCAATATAGATAT